CGATCAAGGTGGCCGTGAACGACGCGCTGTTCGTCCGGCCCGACCGCAGGGGATACGCGGCCGGCAGGCTCATGCTCGAGGCCGAGCGCGAGGCCGTGCGCCGTGGGGCCACCCAGGTCGTTTGGCGCACGCGGATCGGGACGGACCTGCCCGCGGCCCTTGCCAAGCGTGGATACGTCCCGGTTGACGTCGGAATGCTCAAGGAGCTGAATCATGGGAATTGACCCTATCTCGCAGATCGCGTTGATCGCAATGGCCGCTGCGTCGGCCGCCGGCACGGGCTACAGCATCGCGGCCGGCGAGGCTGGCAAGAAGGCCCAGCGCCGCGCCATGCAGCAGCAGGAGCAGGCGCAGGCGCGACAGACCGCCATCGCACGCCGCGAGCAGCGGTCCTCCGAGATGCGGATGCGCGAGGCCAACCGCCAGCAGCCCGACATCTCCTCCATCATGGCCGCGGCGCAGGAGGCCGGCGGGCCGTCAGGCACCATGCTGACCGGGCCGCAGGGAATCAACCCGCAGGATCTCAACCTCGGGCGCTCGTCGCTCCTGGGCGGCTGACGTGAGCCAATACACCGGCGACAACCGCTCGTACCCCGACGCCCCCACGCGGGACAGGCTGTTCACCAGGTGGGGACAACTCAAGAGCGAGCGCGCATCCTGGTACGCGCACTGGCAGGAGCTCACGAACTACATCCTGCCGCGCAACGGCCGCTACTTCACGCAGGACCGAAACCGCGGCTACCGCCGGCACAACAACATCTACGACAACACCGGGACGCGGGCGCTCCAGACGCTCGGCGCCGGCCTGATGTCGGGCGCCACGAGCCCCGCACGGCAGTGGTTCCGGCTCGCCACCCCCGACCCGGAGCTGAACTCCTACGCCCCCGTCAAGCTGTGGCTCGATGACGTCACCAAGCGCATGCAGCGCGTGTTCCAGAAGTCGAACACCTACCGTTCCCTGCACCTGATGTACGAGGAGCTCGGCGCGTTCGGCACCGCCGCGAGCATCGTGCTGCCCGACTACGAGCAGGCGATCCACCACTACCCGCTGACCTGCGGCGAGTACGCGATCTCAACCGACGCCAAGGGCCGCGTCTGCACGCTGTACCGCGAGTTCGACATGACGGTCAGCCAGATCGTCAAGGAGTTCGGCCTCGAGAACTGCTCCACCTCCGTCCGCAACATGTACGAGACGGGCACGCTCGACCAGTGGGTGACGGTGATCCACGCCATCGAGCCGCGCCAGGACCGCGACATGTCCAAGCGTGACGCGAAGAACATGCCCTACGGGTCGTGGTACTTCGAGGTCGGCGGCGAGCAGGACAAGTTCCTGCGCGAGGGCGGGTTCATGCAGTTCCCGGCGCTCTGCCCGCGCTGGTCGGTGGTCGGCGGCGACATCTACGGCAACAGCCCCGGCATGGCCGCCCTCGGCGACGTCAAGCAGCTCCAGCACGAACAGCTCCGCAAGGCGCAGGCCATCGACTACCAGACCAAGCCGCCCCTGCAGGTGCCGGCGTCCATGAAGAACCGCGACGTGGAGACGCTCCCGGGCGGCGTGTCGTACTACGACGGCGCCAGCCAGGGCATCAAGACCGCGTTCGAGGTGAACCTCAACTTGAGCTACCTGCTCGCCGACATCCAGGACTGCCGCGAGCGCGTGCGCGGCGCGTTCTACGCCGACCTGTTCCTGATGCTCGCCTCGCAGGCAAACACCCGCATGACCGCCACAGAGGTCGCCGAGCGGCATGAGGAGAAGCTCCTGATGCTCGGCCCGGTCCTCGAGCGGCTGCACAACGAGCTGCTCGACCCGCTCATTGACATCACATTCACCCGCATGGTGCAGGCGGGGATGCTGCCGCCTGCCCCGGAGGAGCTGCAGGGCATGGACCTGAACGTCGAGTTCGTGTCAATGCTGGCGCAGGCGCAGCGCGCCATCGGCACGAACGCCGTTGACAGGTTCGTCGGGAACCTCGGCGCCATCGCGAGGATGAAGCCGGACATCCTGGACAAGTTCGACCAGGACCAATGGGCTGACGTGTACGCCGACATGCTCGGCGTGGACCCGTCCCTGATCATCGCCGACAAGGACGTCGCGATGCTGCGGCAGGCGCGCAACCAGGCGATGGCCGCGAAGGAGCAGGCGGCAGCGATGCAGCAGACGTCGGCGACCGTCAAGAACATGGCGCAGGCTCCCACGGGCGGCAGCCAGAACGCCTTGACGGACGTCATCAACATGTTCAGCGGGTACGGCTCGCCGTCCGGCGTGGAGCTGTGACGCAGTACCCGTAAGCATTGGACGCATGCATACAGTCCGCCCGTGAGCAACTACGACCCCCTCGACCTACGCGGTCAGGAGCGCATGAAGGCAGACAAGGATCTGCGCGAGCGCATCACCCGCGAGAACGAGGAATCGGACGTGAAGTGGCTCATGTCAAGCAAGAGGGGACGCCGCGTCGTGTGGCGCCTCCTCGACCAGGCAGGCGTGTTCCGCACCACCTTCAACACCAACGCCATGTCGATGGCGTTCGCGGAAGGGAACAGGAACCAGGGATTGCGGCTCATCGCCATGATCCACGTGCTCTGCCCGGAGCAGTACCCGGCAATGATGAAGGAGCAAGCGAACAATGACGGAACCAACGATGATGGAAGCCGCAACGACCACTGAAGGCTCACCAGCATCTTCGGCGCCGGAAGGCGTGTCGGCGACGGCCGACAAGCTGTACGGCAAGACGCAGGAGGCGACCGCGACCCAGGACCGGCAAGCCGCTGATGCGGCCGCTGCCGGAAAGGCCGAGTCCACCGAGGCGACCCCGAAGGCAGAGGCCGAGACGCCGAAGCCGGAGGGTGCGCCGGAGAAGTACGAGTTCAAGGCTCCCGAAGGCCAGTCCTTCGACGGGGATGTCCTTGCGGCGTACTCCGAGGTGGCGAAGAAGCTGAACCTGTCGCAGGAAGCCGCGCAGAGCGTCCTTGACGCGATGGCCCCCAAGATGGCCGAGCGTCAGATGGCGCAGATCGAGGCGGTTCGCAACGGATGGGCCGAGTCATCGAAGGGTGACAAGGAGTTCGGCGGCGAGAAGCTGCCGCAGAACCTGTCCGTGGCGAAGAAGGCGCTCGACCAGTTCGGCACCGCCGAGCTGCGCTCCCTGCTCAACGAATCGGGCCTCGGGAACCATCCCGAGGTGATCCGGTTCATGTACCGCGCCGGCAAGGCGATCAGCGAGGACACCGTTGTCACGGGCGCAGCCGCGCAGGCCCGCACCGGGCCGAAGTCGTTCGCCGACCTCGCCGACGCTCTCTACTCCACCTAATCACAAGGAACCACCACAATGGCAACTCTCCCGACGTCAAATCTGACGCTCGCCGACTGGGCGAAGCGCACCGACCCCGAGGGCCGCGTCCCGGTCATCGCGGAACTCCTCTCGCAGACCAACGAGATTCTCACCGACTGCGTGTTCAAGGAAGGCAACCTGCCGACCGGCGACCGCGTCGTGATCCGCACTGGCCTCCCGTCCGTGTACTGGCGCGCCCTCAACCAGGGCATCCCGAACAGCAGGTCCACGACCGCGCAGGTCGATGAGGCGTGCGGCATCCTCGAGGCCCGCAGCGAGATCGACAAGGATCTCGCCATGCTGAACGGCAACACCGCGCAGTTCCGCCTGTCCGAGGACGTCGCGTTCCTCGAGGCCATGAACCAGACGCAGGCCACGACCCTGTTCTACGGCAACCCCGCCACCGACCCGAAGCAGTTCCTCGGCCTTGCGCCGCGGTACTCCAGCAGCACCGCCGGCAACGGCCAGAACGTGCTGAAGGCTGGCGGCGCGTCTAGCGACAACACCTCGATCTTCCTCGTGGTGTGGGGCGACAACACGGTGTACTGCCCCTTCCCCAAGGGTTCGCAGGCTGGCCTGATGCATGAGGATCTGGGCGAGCAGACCGTGTACACGGATTCTGGCGCCAACCGCATGCAGGCGTACGCCACGCGTTACCAGTGGAAGAACGGCCTGGTCGTGAAGGACTGGCGCTACGTGGTCCGCATCTGCAACATCGACGTCAGCGACCTGATGACGCAGAGCGGCACCCAGGAAGTCGGTGACTCCACGGCGATCATCAAGCTGATGAGCCGCGCCCTGTACCGCATCCCCAACATGGCGATGGGCCGTGCCGCGTTCTACATGAACCGCACCGTCCACAGCGGCCTTGCCATCCAGGCGATGGATCGCAGCCAGTACGTCCTGAAGGTGAACGAGGCCGTGTCGCAGTTCGGCACGCCGCAGTCGTGGCTGTCGTTCCAGGGCGTCCCGCTGCGTTGCTGCGATGCCATCATCAACACCGAATCTCTCGTGTCCTGATAGGACACAGAAGGAAACCACTCAAATGATCACCGACAAGAATCTCGTTGTTTCTGGTACGAACAACGGCCTTCCCAGCGCAATCACTGGTCAGGCCATCACGGCAACCGCCGTGTCCACTGACGTCATTGACTTGAGCGTTGCCCGCGAAATCGGCGAAGGCCGTGACCTGTTCATGGTCTTCACCGTCGTGGCCGGGTTCGGCGGCACCGGCACCATCACCATGCAGGTCGTGACCGATGACAATGCGTCCCTCTCCAGCCCGACCGTGATTGCAGCGACTGGGGCGATTACTGCTACTGCCCTGACCGCCGGCACGCAGTACATCGTTCCCATCCCGCCGCAGGTGGCCTCGCTCGGCGAGCGTTACCTCGGAGCGCAGTACACCTGCTCTGCCTCGCCGACCGGCGGCAGCTTCCTCACGCAGGTCGTGACGGACATCCAGGACGGCAAGAAGTACTACGCTTCTGGGTTTGCCGTCAGCAACGTGATCTGATAGGAGCATTTCATGGCGCGAGTCAAGGCGAAGGTCGTGGTGTTCATCGACAATCACCTCCGGAAGGAGGGCGAGATGTTCAACTACGACGGTCCGTTCAACCACCACCTCGAGTATCTCGACGGTGGCACGCAGGCGGCGCGGCCCTCCCACGAGGAGGCACCCGCTCCCAAGCTGCGGCCCGGACGGAAGCCCAAGGCCGAGGCCATCGCCACGGAGTGATCCGATGTTGAGTCTGTGAACAAGGAGGGGAGTCGGCGGGAAACCACGGCTCCCCTCCTCTCACAAGGAGGACGGCATGGCGTCCGAAGTCGAAATCTGCAACCTCGCGCTGGCGCACCTCGGAGACGATGCCACGGTCGCCAGCATCAACCCGCCCGAGGGGTCGCCGCAGGCCGAGCACTGCCAGCGGTTCTACCCCGTCGCGAGGGACATGCTCCTGCAGTCGGCGCAGTGGTCGTTCGCCTCGCGGCGCATCAGCCTCGCGCAGGTGACCATGCCGTACACCATGTGGAAGTACGCCTACGCCGCGCCGGCCGACATGATGGTCGCGGTCAGCGTCCTGCCGCCGCAGGCCGAGAACGACTACGCGGTGCGCGCCTACCCGGCCGACAGGTACGGGTTCGGCTGGACGAACTCGCAGATCGTCGCCTCCGGCGTGTACGTCCCGCAGGAGTACCAGGTCGAGACGGACGCGAGCGGAAACAAGGTGATCTACACGAACCAGGAGAGCGCGCTGCTGCGCTACCAGGCATACGTGACGGACACCACCAAGTTCGACCCGATGTTCACCATCGCGCTGTCGTGGCAGCTCGCCTCGCTCCTCGCCGGCCCGGTGATCAAGGGCGCGGAAGGGGCCGCCGAGGCGAAGCGGTGCCTGCAGATGGCGGCGGTGTACGTCGCGCAGGCGCGTGCCTCCGACGCGATGCAGCGCGACGTCAAGCCCGAGCACGTCACCTCCTGGATCTCCGGCCGCTGACATGGCGCAGACACGCACCTACTACCGCTCGTTCGCGGGGGGAGAGGTCAGCCCGGAGATGTTCGGGCGGATCGATGACGTGAAGTTCCAGACGGGCGCGGCGAAGATGCTGAACTTCATCGCGCTGCCGCAGGGGCCGGCCGAGAACAGGCCGGGGACGAAGTTCGTGCTCGAGGTGAAGGACAGCACGAAGCGGACGCGGCTGATCCCGTTCACGTTCAGCACGACGCAGACGGTGGTGATCGAGCTCGGTGCCGGGTACTTCCGGTTCCACACGCAGGGCGCGACGATCCTGTCCGGCGGCGTGCCATACGAGGTCGCGAACCCGTATGCGGAGGCCGACCTGTTCGACATCCACTACGTGCAGTCGGCCGACGTGCTGACGCTCGTCCACCCAAACTACGCGCCACGCGAACTGCGCCGCGTTTCGGTGACGAGCTGGACGCTCACGACGATCACGTTCGGCGCGAGCATTTCCACGCCGGCAGCCCCGACCGTCACGGCGACGGCCGGACAGGGAATCAACATCACCAACATCACGCAGGCAAATCCCGGACACATCACCGTCGCCAACGATGCCAAGGACAAGACGCTCTCGGAAGGCGACTCGATCTACGTCAGCGGCGTCGGAGGCATGACGCAGATCAACAACCAGTTCTACGTCATCGACACGTTCCACGCGGCCGACAAGTTCTCGGTGACGAACTACCAGACCGGCGTCAAGCTGAACACGACGGCGTTCTCCGCATATACGAGCGGCGGAATCGTCCAGGCGATGGAGCAGACGCAGAGCGTCTCGAACTCCTACGTCATCACGGCCGTCGCGTCCAACGGCATCGACGAGACGCCGGCATCGTCTCCGACGAGCGCGACCAACAACCTGAACGTGGTCGGTTCGTACAACACGGTCAGCTGGGTGGCGATCACCGGCGCGGCGCGGTACAACGTCTACAAGCTCCAGAGCGGCCTGTACGGGTACATCGGGCAGTCGGAAACGACGTCGTTCGTGGACAACAACATCGCGCCGGACATGGGCATCACGCCGCCCATCCCCGAGACGGTGTTCGCCTCCACGAACAACTACCCCGCGGCGGTCAGCTACTTCGAGCAGCGGCGCGTGTTCGCCGGCACCAACAACGCCCCGCAGACGCTGTGGATGACGCGCACGTCCACCGAGAGCGACATGTCCTACCACATCCCGCTGCAGGACACCGACCGGATCAACTTCCGGGTCGCCGCACGGGAGGCCAACACCATCCGGCACCTGGTTCCGCTCACGCAGCTCCTCGCCCTGACGAGCGCGGCCGAGTGGCGCATCAGCCCCGTGAACAGCGACGTGATCACGCCGACCACCATCTCGGTGCGCCCGCAGTCCTACGTCGGGGCGAACAACGTCCAGCCGTCCATCGTCAACAACACGGTGGTCTACTGCTCCGCACGCGACGGCCACGTCCGCGAGCTCGGGTACTCATGGCAGGCGAGCGGGTTCATCACGGGCGACCTGTCGCTGCGCTCCACGCACCTGTTCGACGGGCTCGACATCGTTGACATGTGCTACAGCAAGGCTCCGCATCCGCTGCTGTGGTTCATCTCGAGCTCCGGCACCATGCTCGGGCTGACATACATTCCCGAGCAGCAGATCGCCGCATGGCACCAGCACGACACGGACGGGGCTTTCGAGAGCTGCACGGCCGTTGCCGAGGGCGCCGAGGACGCGCTGTACGTCATCGTGGCGCGGAACATCGGCGGCACTGTCAAGCGGTACGTCGAGCGGTTCCAGACCCGGCAGGTGGACAACCTCGAGGACTGCTTCTTCGTTGACAGCGGACTGACCTACGACGGCAACAACTCCACGGCCACCACGGTCACGGTCACGGGCGGCACGCTGTGGACGCCCGCCGAGGTTCTGACGATCACGGCGAGCGGCGCGATCTTCCAGTTCCCGGCCACGACCGACGTCGGCGACGTGATTGTCCTGACCAACACCGATGGCGAAAAGTACCGACTGACGATCCTCGGCACGACCAGCACGACCGTGGCTACCGTCCGCGTGGACCGCACCCTGCCGGCACCGCTCCGCAACGTCGCCACCGCCACCTGGGCGTTCGCCAGAGACACCGTCAGCGGCCTGACGCACCTTGAGGGCAAGACGGTCAGCATCCTCGCGGATGGCGCCGTCATGCCGCAAGTCACCGTGACGGGCGGCACGGCTGCGTTGCAGCGACCCGCCGCCCTGGTGCATGTCGGTTTGCCTTACAACAGCGACCTGCAGACCCTGCCGATGACCCTGCAGGTGGACGGCTTCGGGCAGGGCCGCGTCAAGAACGTCAACGAGGCGTGGCTGCGGGTGTTCCGCTCGAGCGGCATCTTCATCGGCCCGAGCGCGGACAAGCTGGTGGAGGCCAAGCAGCGGACCACGGAACCCTACGGCTCGCCGCCCGGGCTCAAGACCGAGGAGGTCGGCAGCAAGCTGACCCCCACCTGGCAGTCGGCCGGCAGCGTGTACGTGCGCCAGTCCGACCCGCTCCCGTTGACAATCGTCGGCCTGACCCTCGAGGTATCCATCGGAGACTGACATGGCAGTCGTGATCCCACCGTTCTCCGCGTCACCCGGCACGTACCTGACCCCCAGCGGGGGCGGCAACTTCATGGTCAGCGGGCAGTCCTACGCGCCGACAGGCGCTGCCACGCCGGACTTCGGGTCGCAGCTGGCGACCGGGCTGCTGACCATCGCCCCGGTCATGGCGATCATGGGGGCCGTGAACTCGGCGGTGGGCGCGTACTACCAGGCCGAGAGCCAGAAGAACGCCATGCAGATGCAGGCGCAGAACCTGCGTTTCGCGGCGCAGATGGGCCGGATCAACGAGCGGGCGGCACGGGCGGCCGTGGTCGAGATCGGTCGCGAGGGCCAGCAGCGGATCGGCCGCTACACGATGGGCGCCGGTCAGGCACGCGCCGGCGCACGCGCCGCGCTCGCGGGCCGCGGGGCCACGCTCGGGCAGGGAACGGCCGCCGAGATCATCGGCAGCATGGACGTCACCAAGGAGATCGACCGCCTGTCGATGAGCGCCGCCACGGTGCGGGCGCAGGAGGCCGCCAAGCTGCAGGCGTTCAACGTCGGGACGCAGGCGCTGATGTCCGACATCTCCGCGCAGAACCTGCAGGCGACCTCGCAGACGATCTCCCCCGGCCTGTCGCTCGGGACGAGCCTGCTGACGAGCGCCTCCGACATCGGCCTGGCGTGGGCGCGCAACCGCCGCATCGAGGAGCTCCTCGGCGGCGTCTCGACACGGAGGATGTGACATGCCGACCGTCCCGACCACCTTCGTCCCGCAGGTCGCCCCGGCACCGGGAGAGCCCATCGGCCAGTTCGCCGCACCGGGCGTGCAGCCCGCCGAGAACCTCGCCGCGAGGCAGCAGGAGCAGTTCGGGCGCGCCACGCTCGAGGCCGGCCTGCAGGCGTTCCGCGTCGGCTCCGCTATCCAGGATGACATCGACGAGGCGTTCGCCAAGGAAAGCGACAACCTCGCCAACCGCGCCATGCAGGAGGCGGCCACCGGGTACCTGTCAACGCAGGGCAAGGACGCGGAGGTCGGGTTCGCGGACGCGATAAGCAAGCTGTCGCAGGGCGGCGAGGCGGCGATGGACCGCCTGCAGAACGACACGCAGCGCCGGATGTTCGCGCCCGTGCTGGCCCGGAACATGGCGCAGTTCGAGGCGCGGATGCTCGCGCACCGCAACACCGAGGCCGTGCGGTTCGCACGCAACGAGAGCGAGGCACGCGCCACAACCTACTCCGACCTCGCGATCCAGGCGGCCCCGGCCCGGAACATGCGCGACGAGCAGGGACGCCCCGCCGGCCCGTTCCACGTCAACCTCGGCATCGCCCTCACCGAGGTGCGGAACGCCGCGAGGCTCGCCGGCCTGCCGGCCGACAGCGCGCAGGCGAAGCTCATGGAGCGACAGGTCTACGACAAGGTCGCCGCCGGGGTCGTGCAGCAGATGCAGTCGGAGAGGCAGTACGGCGCGGCGAGCGAGTTCCTGGATGGCATGTCGGCCAACGTGGACCCCGCCGTGCGCGAGAAGCTGCAGGCGAGCATCGACGCGAACAGGATGCGGACGGTCGTTGACGAGCTGGCGACGAGCATCGCCGCGACCGGGAAGGCCGAGAGCATCAGCGACCCGGACGCATACCCCATCGACCCGGAGGCCGAGGGCAAGCCGCCGGAGACGCTGCGCGAGCAGCTCGACCGCGCCGACCTGCTGATCAAGGACGTCGAGGTCCGCCGCGCCGTGCAATCGACGCTGCGGCAGAACGACGCGAACCGCCGTGCGATGGACGCGCAGGAGTACGGCAACCTGCTCGACGGCGTCGAGAACTACCTGGTCATCCCCGGCAACAGGTGGCAGGATCTTCCCGCCGACCAGTGGGGCAACCTTGACCAGAAGGACCGCGCACGGTTCATGCGGGCGCAGGTGGACCGAGACGAGCCGGCGATCCTCCTTGAGCTCGCCGAGAACCCGGCCGCCCTGAACAGGGAATGGCTGCGCGAGAACTGGGCGCGGATCACGCCGGAACTGCGCGTGAAGCTGACGGCCGAGCTCAACAAGCCCGACCGTATCCTGTCGGCGACAATCGACGCGAGCGAGGTCAGCCGCATGCTGTTTGACTACGGCATGGATTCGTATGCGGACCCGGGCAAGGACAAGGATGCGGCGCGTGGATCGCTCATCCTGCGGTCGAACATTGAACAGCGCATTGATGCCTTGCAGCGCCAGGTGGGAAGGACGCTGCGGCCCGAAGAGAAGCGCGAAGTCATTCGCGAGATGATCGTTGACCAGGCGTACACGACGGCATGGGGCAAGGATCCAAAGAGGCCCGTGGCCGTGATGACGAGTGAAGAACTCGGGCAGTCGTACTACGAAGTGCTGGATGAGGAAGTCCCTGTTCTCCAGTACCGCGCCGGAACCGATGCGCTGAAAAAGGCAGGAATCGCCAATCCGACCGAGGCGCAGATCGTTGAGTGGTGGACGCTGAAGGGCAAGCCAAAGTGATCGAACAAGACATCAACGAGCGCATGGCCCGCTTCGCACCGTCGCAGGCCGGACCGGATGTTGACCCCATCGCCGCGGAAATCGCGGCACGGGCATCCGTTCCGTCCGCGCAGCCGACCATGCAGGAGGCGCCCGAGGTTGATCCCATCGCGATGCAGATTGCGACACGGCAGCGCGAAAGCCTGAATGCGGCCGTGCTCGGGGCGCGCTCGGTGAATCCCGACGAGGCGGCTCGAGCGGAGCAGCTTGGGCAGCGCATCGGGATTGGGCCGGAGATCGCCCGCGCAGACATGGCGCGTGCGGAGCAGCAGGCGTACCTCATGGACCTGCGCGCCAAGGACTACTCGCGCACCGACCCGATCCTCGCGAACTATCTTGAGAGCCGCCAGTTTGCCGAGACGGCGCACGATGACCTTGGTGTGCTAGAAATGGTCAAGCCGCTCCTGCTCGAGGCGGCGATGATCCAGGCGCGTGGTGCGCCCGCCCTGTTCGACGCCGTGTCGCGTGGCTACCAGCGCGGCAAGAAGCAGGTGGAACTCGGCGAGATGAAGGCGATGGGGATGGTGCGTTACCCGACCCCGAAGGAACGCGAGGACATTGAGAATCTCACGAAGGAGATTCAGTCGCTCGGGCGCGGTGGCGTGGTTGGCACTGGTGCCGAGATGATCGGCCAGTATGCGGCGAACCTCAAGGAAATCGGGGCATTCTCGGCCGGCGGTGCTGCCATCGGAAGCGTCATTCCCGGCGTCGGCACGGCGCTCGGCGGTGGCCTCGGGTTGGCTGCCGGAATCCTGAAGACCACCGGAACGATGATGTCTGGCTATCTTTACGCCACGTTGAAAGAGGATGGCGTGTCGGACGATGTTGCCATTCCGGCGGCTATTGCGGGTGGTTTCATCGGTGGCCTTGTGGAGGTGGTCGGCGGCAAGATCGCGGCCATGCCAGTGCAGGCGCTTGCCAAGCGAGTCATGGCAGAGACGTTGTCGGAGGCGCTGACGCGCCCGACGCTCCAGCAGGCCGCGAAGGAGTTCGTCAAGGCGTACGGGTTGCAGGTCGGCGGCGAGGCGTTTGAGGAAGGAACGCAGGCAATCTCCGACATGCTCGCTGAGGAAATCGCGCTGGCCGCGTCCGGCATCGACAGCGAGTTGACCATGCGCGAAGGCTTCATGCGCGTGATCGAATCGACGTTGTACGGAGCGGCAGGCTCGGCAATCCTCGGTGGCGTCGGCCCCGGCGCGAACCTGCTGATCGACTTGCGCCGAGCCTCGAACACCGAACGGCAGACGAAGGTGTTTGAGGATCTTGCAGCCAACCGCAAAGAAAGCAAGTACGCCAATCGGAACCCGGTTGGATACGAACGCTTGCTAGCAGCGCAGGCTGAAGAAGCCAGCAAAAACGGCGAAGACATCACAACGACTTACATTCGTGGTGATGTTGCAACGTCAATTTTGCAGCAGAGCGGTGTTCCCGTAAACCAACTGGAAGACATTGTCCCGAATATTCGGCAGCAATTGGCTGAAATCGCAGAGGGAAAACGATCTGATTTGACGCTTCCGACTGCCACGTTTGGCGCGAAACTTGCAGGTACCAAGCTTGGGGACGCTTTTCTTCCGCATGTTCGCATCATTGCAAATGGATGGAGCCAAGCAGAAACCGCTGCTTGGAATCAAAACAAATCCGAGGAAATAGAATCTGCTCGGCAGATCCTTGCACAGAAGCAGGAATCGGACGGCGCGTTCGTGGCCGAGGCTCGTAATATTTACAATGACATTCGGCGGCAGGCAATGGAAGCTGGGCAGGACAGCGATACCGCGGATGTCGCAGCTTCTTTGTACCAAGCATTTGTTGTGACGCAGGCGGCTGGGCAGAACATCACGCCAGCGCAATTTCAGGCGCAGCAGGGTGTGCGCGGCATTGAAAAAATCATTGGCGAGATGGCGCCAATGGCAGCGGCGCCGGCAGTATTGCGCCCGCCTGACTATTCAACAAACGCCCAGTTGTTTGGATGGAATGCCCAATGGGGTTTGGCAAGTGTTGCAAAGAAACAGGGCGTCAATTTGGCAAACTTGACACGAGAGGAATATGTTCAGTTTGCCATTGATAATGGATTCCGCATAAATGACGATCAACTTCGCATGGCTACAACGCTGCGAAATGCAACGTCGATGGCGGAGTATCAGGCATTGAGAAAGTCCATGCGTGCGGCTGCAACACCACAGCAGCAACAAGCAGACGCTGCATTTTCTTCATTTGCGCAACAAATCAAAAGAGATGCCGCTAGCAGCAAGCAAATTGCCAATGGCATTCGCATTCGTAGCGGAACTGCAAATAGTGACACGTGGTTGTATTTCAAAGTCAATTCCGGCGCAAACATCACCGGGAATACCTACAAAGCCTATGCCGGATTCTCAAATCCATACGTGACATTGACGCCTGATCGGGTCACGCAATTTATGGAACTTCTGCAATCTCGCGGCTATAACGGAGACATCAAGACAATTCAAGACTTGGATCAGGGAAGCAGCATTTCCGACCAAATCGTGATGCACGGAGCAACCGAAGCAGATGCACGGTTGGCGCAACAGTTGTCACGCGAGTTTTTTGGCAACGAATTGACGTTCTCCGAAGTTGGAATGGATAGTGCAACGCAGTCATACAGCCAAATCTTGTCAGAGAAAATTGATTCACAAATTGCGGCAAACATTGCAAACCCAGCAGTATCAACAAATGCCGCTGCGCTTGAGCAGGCGCCCGTCGCCCCAGGCTTCTACTCCGCGCTGGAGCGCGAGGTCGGCGCCATCGACGCCAAGGCGCTGACGGCCGCGCCCGGACCTCGCGGTGGGTTCGACCCTAGCCGACTAGCAATTTTGCTCAATAGTTCATCCGACCGCACGACGCTCTGGCACGAGTTAGTCCACTTCTTCCTGCACATGTACACGGAGGCGGCTGTGTCCGGCCGCGCTTCCGAACGTCAACTCAATGACCTTGATTTGTTGCTGAAGTGGTTCAAGATTGAAGGCAATACTCCTGCCGAGCGGCTTGCCAACTGGAATGCGATGACGCTCGACCAGAAGCGCAAGCACCACGAGGCGCTGACCTACAACGCGGAAATCTATGCCTTCGAGGGCAAGGCTCCGAGCGCAGAACTCGTCCCGGTGTTTGAGCGCCTGCGTGCATTTATGCTGCGGGTGTACAAGTCCATCCGCGATGACCTGAACGCGATCTACCGCCGCGAGTTCGGGGAGGACTTGCCGATCCTGACGGGCGAAGTGCGCCAGGTCATGGACCGCATGCTCGCGACCGACGAGCAGATCAAGCGGCAGGCCGCGATCAACGAGATGAAGCCGCAGTTCCAGACGCAGGAACAGAGCGGCATGGACGATGCCGAGTGGGCCGCGTATCAGGCGATGCAGCAGGAGGCCATCGAGGCGTCGATCACGGACATGAACAAGGCGAGCATGCGCCAGCTTCAATGGCTGGGGAACGCCCGCAGTCGCATCCTGCGCGACATGCAGAAGAAGCACGACGCCAAGCGCAAGGAAGTCGCCGCCGAGGTCGCCGCCGCCGTGCGCGTCGAACCCGTGTACCGCGCCATGACCTACCTGCGGACGGGGAAGTTCATCGACGCGGACGGCGCCGAGGTTGAGATGGAGGGTCCGCACCGCCTGGACATCAAGCAGGTGAAGGCGATCTACGCCGGCATGCCGAGCGAGGAGGCTGTCGGACCGATCCGCGCCACGGGCATGGCGGTCCCCGTGACTCGCCCGCAGTTTGAGCGGCTGGGGTACGGCAAGTACGGCATGCTCGCCGAGGATGGCGTGGCGCCGGACCTAGTCGCCGAGACGTTCGGCTTCGGCAGCGGCGACCAGATGATCCGCGCCCTGCTCAAGGCCAAGCCCATGAAGGAGGCGGTCGCCGAGCGGACGGACGCCGAGATGCTGCGGCGGTACGGGGACATGAACACTCCCGAGGCGCAGGAGGCCGAGGTGCAGAAGGCGCTCCACAACGAGGCCCGCGCCCGGTTCGTGGCCGTGGAACTGCGGCACATCGCCCGTGCGACGGAACCCGTGCGCGTCATGCTCGAGGCCGCCAAGCAGGTCGCCCGGGAACTCATCGCCGGCATGACCCTGCGGGACGTGCGCCCGGGCGACTTCGTGGCCGCCGAGGCCCGGGCTGCCCGCGACGCCAGCCGCGTCGGCGCCACCATCGACCCGGAGGCTATCGGACGGGCCGCCGAGACTCGGGCGCTCAACGAGGCGCTCGAGGCGGGGACCGACCCGGCCGAGGCCATGGCGGCGGCCATGGAGAAGGGCGCAGAGGCGGCTAGGAAGGCCCAGGAGCGATCCGACGCCCTCAAGGCGCAGTACGGGGCCGACCCGCAGCAGGCGCTCATTAGGGCCAAGCGGGCGCAGCTGTACCAGAACCAGCTCGCCGCCGAGGCGCTCCGGGTCCGCGAGGAGGTCGCCAAGCAGGTCAAGTACCTGCGGCGCATCCTGCGGGACACCAACGTCAAGGCGATGGGCGCGCAGGCGGCCGACCAGATTGCAGCCCTCCTCGAGCGGTTTGAGGTGGCCCCAGTCAGCCTGAAGCGGCTGGACGAGCGCAAGGCGCTGGCGGCATGGCTCGCCGAGCAGGAGGCTGCCGGCCTGGTGCCCGACATCGCGCCCGAGGTGGCCGACGAGGCCCGCCGGGTCAACTACCAGCAGCTCACGGTGGCCGAGTTCCGCGACCTTGTGGACGCTATCCGGCAGATTGAGTTCATCGGGAAGAACGAGCGCAAGGTGCAGCTCGCCGCCGAGCGCGCCGCCTACAAGGAGAAGCGGGACGAGATCGTCACCCGCATCCGTGCGGTCGGGCGCCTGCGCGGGGTCAAGTTCGACCCACGCAGCCCGCTCACCAACATCGGGCGTTCTGCCGCCGCCCTGCGCGGGTTCGCGGCGCAGCACCTGAAGGCGGCGTCGGTCGCACGCATCTTGGACGGCGGTGAGGATGATGGACCGCTCTGGACGTTCGCCATCCGGTCGGCCAACGCGGCCGTCGATATGGAAACGCGCATGCGCGCCGAGGCGTCGGCCAAGCTCGCCGAGATCCTGGCCCCGGTGTTCAAGCTCGGGAACATGGGTGGCAAGGGCGTGTTCTTCCCGACCATCAACCGCAGCCTGAACCGCGAGGCGCGGATTGCCATCGCCATGAACGTCGGCAACGACGGCAACCGCCAGCGCCTGCTTGACGGCGAGGGCTGGACGATGGAGCAGATTCAGCCCATCCTCGAGAGCCTGACCGAGGCCGAATGGAAGGCCGTGCAGCAGGTGTGGGACTACATCGACACCTACCGCCCGCTCATCGCCGAGAAGGAGCGCCGGCTGTACGGCAAGGAACCCGAATGGGTCAAGGCCACGCCGTTCACGACGCGCACGGCCGATGGCCGCGAGGTACGGCTCGAAGGCGGCTACTACCCCATCAAGTACGACCCCATCGCGAGCGACCGCGTGGCGACCGTGGACGAGGCCGCCGAGGCCAAGCGGGCGCTTGACGGCGCATACACCGCCGCGACCACGCGCCGCTCGTTCGTCAAGAGCCGCGTGCGCGAGGTCGTTGGCCGTCCCCTGCTCTACACGCTCGACGCCGCGTTCGGCGGTGTCAACGACGTGATCCACGACCTAGCGTGGCACGAGTGGCTGATCCAGACGCAGCGCCTGCTGCGCGACCCGGAATTCGCCAACGCCGTGCGCGAGACGCGGGGACCGGAGTACCTGAAGCAGCTGCGCGATTGGGCCAAGGACAACGCGGCCGGCGAGCGCAAGGTAGGCGTGGCTGGCGAGGCGGCGCTGTCGTGGCTGCGGCAGGGCATCAGCGCCTCGGGCCTCGGGTTCAACGTGGTGAGCGCAGCCATGCAGGTCACGGGCTTCAACCAGAGCATCGTGCGCCTCGGCGCCAAGTACGTCGGTCGTGGGGTGGCGCAGTTCGCGGCGAGCCCCATCGACACGGCGCGCATGGTGGCCGACAAGTCATCGTTCATGGCCGAGCGCGGGCGCACGCAGTTCCGCGAGATCAACGAGATCCGCAACCGCGTCCGCGGCCAGACAGAGGTGGCGCGCCGGGTGACGTCCGGCACCTACTTCCTGATGATGAACATGCAGCGCACGGTGGATATCCCCACGTGGCTGGCCGGCTACCAGAAGGCGCTCGACGCCGGCAAGGACGATGCCACGGCGGTGGCGCTCGCCGACCAGGCGGTGCGCGACACGCAGGGCAGCGGCCTCATTTCTGACCTTTCCGCCATCGAGCGCGGCGGCCCCATGATGAAGCTGTTCACGGTGTTCTACTCGTACATGAACACCGTCTACAACATGACGGCCGTGCAGACGATGACGGCGCGCAGCAAGGGCAAGCTCGCCGCCGACTACGCCATGCTGCTGGTGGTCCCGGTCGTGCTCGGGCAGGCGATCAAGAACGCGATCCAGCCCGACGCCGGGGACGATGAACTCGACCCCGAGGCGCTCGCCCGCAAGCTCGCTGCGGAGGAGCTGTCGTTCCTGATGGGCACCATGGTGATCGTCCGCGAGTTCGGCGGGGCGGCGCAGCTCCTGACTGGCGCCGAGGGCGTCCGCATGGGCTACGGCGGGCCGGCGGGACTGCGGGCCGTGGGCGAGGTGTACGGGCTTGCCACGCAGGCAGGGCAGCTCGAGTTCGACCGTGCGTTCCGGCGGTCGGCGATCAACACGCTCGGTGCGTTCACGGGCCTGCCGAGCGCGCAGATCAACCGCACCATCGACGGCATCGAGGCGATCATGGAAGGCGAGGTTGAGGGCGTCGGCGCGGTGGTCGCGCCGCTCACCGGGGTGCGCCGTTAGTACCCGTGACAGAAGCCCGTTTCCCTAGGCTCAACAGGACAGAGGACGGTCATACATGACGATCAGCAGCACAACGCGAATCGCGGGCCCGTTCATTGGCAACGGCACGGCGTCCACGTTCGGTTTCACGTTCAAGGTGTTCGCCGCCGCCGACATCGACGTCGTGAAGCTGACCACGTCCACGGGGCTCGAGGCAACCCTCGTCCTGAACAGCGACTACACCGTCACGCTCAACCAGAACCAGGACTCGAACCCCGGCGGCAGCGTCACGCTGACGGCTGGCGCGCTCGCGTCTGGGTTCACGCTGACGATCACCTCCAACCTCGCGAACCTCCAGCCGACCGACATCACGAACCAGGGCGGTTTCTACCCGGAGGTCATCGAGGACGCGCTGGACCGGGCGACCATCCAGATCCAGCAGATGTCCGAGGACGTCGGCCGCAGCCTGAAGGCGCCATTGTCGGACGGGACGCCGAACATGGAGCTGCCCAACACAACGAACCGCGCTAGTAAGTACTTGGTGTTCGATGCCAACGGACTTCCTACCGTTTCTGTTGGAAGCGGAACTGACACGGCGCTGCGAACGGACCTTGCGAATACCTCTGTCGCCCTTGCCGGCGCAAGCCTCGTCGGGTTCCGGGCAAATGATGCATCGTCCACGGCTCGCACGGTGCTGGACAAGCTCCGCGATGTCGTGAGCGTGAAGGATTTCGGCGCGGTGGGCGATGGCGTGGCTAACGATGCGCCGGCGATTGCTGCTGCCGTTGCAGCCAGCGCAAGTGGAACCATCTTGTTTCCGTCCGGCACGTATCGGATCAGCACAAACGTGACGGTTCCTATTACGCACGCTTTGTGGTTCACAAGCAACGGGAACATCAGCATTGACGCGGCTGTAACGCTCACAATCAACGGCGCGATTGATGCTCCTGACGCGCAGATTTTTTCAGGTGCGGCGTTGGCAACCGGGCCAACATTTGCCAATGTGGGAGAAATCCGGGTGCGGTGGTTTGGTGCAAAGGGCGACGGAACTACAGACGATTCTGCGGCTATCCAGGCTGCGGTGGATGCGGCACGTAGGTCAGACCGTGCAGTGGTCCAGTTCGGTTCCGGCATATTTGCCATCGGAACTTCGATCACGTTGGCCGGACCTGCCAATGCCATCACGATCACGGGAACGCCATTTGCCGGCGTGCAGACTGGAAGCACGAACAGCAACACCGTGATTCTGTGGACCGGCGGCGCCAACCCGGTGTTTGATGTCGGAACGGGCGGGTCCGCAGTCACGTTCTGCAACTTCTATGACCTGTCGTTCCAAAACACGGGAACTGGAACGAACGCGATTCGGTTTTCGACCAATAGTGCTGGAAATGTCCGCATTGGACGCATCAGCACCGTCACAAAGTCAGGCCAAACGGATTTCTCTGGACCGTCATTGGTTCTGCAAGGCTTGAACTACAGCTTGATCGAACAAGTGCAGTTGCTTGGTTCCAGCGTTGCCATACAGATTGACCATCCGACTGGCGGTGGGACGATCTCCGTCATTCAGGACAGCACATTCTCGTATGGCTCCAACGATGTTGCAACGCAATACGACCCCGTGATCCAGTTGACGGGTACATATGGAACAGGCTATGGCATTGAGCAGTTGCTGATACAGAACTGCACGTTCAACTTGAAGAACGGACGGAGCGCGATTGACAATGCGCTTGCCGACTTCACAAACATGGTGACGTTTCGGAATTGCGAGTTCAACGGCACATCACCGCCGCTGGCGTATCAAAACGTGTCCGGCGTCAAGATTGCGAATCTGCACGATTTCGCACAGTTGCTCATTGAGGATTGCTACATCTCGCAGATGGGAAGCACAAGCCTAACGCCATGCCTTGTGTATGCCTATACACGCGATCAAGCAACGCCATATCTGCCAACGGATCAATCCAACATTGCCATTCGCAACTGCCAGATGATTAGCAACGGAGACACGGCGTTCATCGTGACTGATGGATATGTCCGACCATCAACTGGTTTTAGGAACGGAAGCGCATCGCAGTATTTCGTCGATGTCGGTTACAACGTGATGCGCCCAGGCAACCACGGAGAAATCCTGGCGATCCCTACCGCGAGTGCATACAACGCTGCGACGGCATACGTCATCGGAGACCGCGTGACGTACAGCGGCATCGCGTACTACTGCATTCAGGCGGGGACCGGGCAACAGCCAGACATCTCGCCTACGTACTGGCTTGCTCAACATCAAGCATCTTCCGCACAGGCAATCACGCTGGCTTTGCAAGGAGCCTTGTGGCAAGTCAAGGGCCATCTTGCTCCAGTGAACGTGAACTCGGTGTTCGTACTCAATGCGACCACGAACCCGGCATCGGCAACAACGATCAATGTCGCACTGCCTTCCGATTCAATTGCCGTGCGAGGACAAATGGAGATTGGGCAGCAGTTTTCCGTTCGTGTCATCAATACGAGCGGCGGCGCGTTGTCGAACATTGCGTTTGGATCGCAGTTCAAGCAACCTGCTGTGACGATGCCGGCAACCGGAAACTCGCGCACTTGGCATTTTGTGTGGAATGGCACGAACGCCATTGAGATCAACCGTACTGCCGCAGACGTTCCCAACTGACCATGACCCCCCCCCACCACGACGAACTGTTCCTCGCCATCGGCCGCCTTGAGGGCAAGGTCGATTCGATCCTCGCCCAGCAGTCGCGCCAGAACGACGAGATCAAGGCGCACGACGCCCGCATCCGCTCCCTCGAGCACTCACGCGGCTACATGCTCGGCTGGAGCGCCGCCATCGGGGCCGGCATGAGCCTGGTCGCCAACTACCTCATCAAGCACTTCGCGTAAGGAAACCCATGCCTACTGACATCGTCATCGCCACCGACAAGCCGGAGTACCGCACGAGCGGCCTGATCGCCGTCACGAGCGGCACGGCCTACACGACCACCGAACCGACCACGACCGCCCCGTCCACGACCGGGCAGAACTTCCTGATCCCGACGAACCTCGGCGACAAGCCGAGTCTCCTGCGCCTTGCGCCGTTCTGCGGTGCGGCGGTTGCCCCTACGTCCACGACGTTCGCGAGCGGCGGCCTGCGGGTGGTCGGATGGTCGATCTACACGCCGACCAGCGGCTCGACGCTCTATGTCCCGACCGTGCTCGCCGACCTTGCGCTCGGCCTGACCACCGGCACGGTGCAGAGTGAGACCGTCAACGGCGTGACGCAGTACCCGTTCTCCGTCTGCACGGCAGGCGTGGGCGTCCCGACCGTGAACCTGTACAGCCCTGGCACGGCCGCTGCCGCGAACGTCGAGGCGTGCGCGGCGGTGATCGACACCATCGGGATGCAGTTCGTGCAGCTCCAGTTCAAGGCCACGGCTAGCGTCAGCACCCCGACGATGGGCGCGTTCTACAGCTTCATCTGAAAGGCACCCGATGCGGTCACTTCGCACCAGGCAAATCCAGAACTATCAACTACCGCCATTATCCGGGCCGGTTGCATATGGCAGCCGCCGGGCATCGCAGTTTCTCAAGGATCTTGCCTCCGGTGCGGATTCGCTTGACATCGTGGTGATTGGAGACAGCAATACGGGGTCGGCGCAGGTGGGAATGTGGGGATACCAAGCCGGATTCAGTCAGGCCATGTTCGAGTTGGGATGGCTGTGCTACGGCCTCCCAGTTTTCCCTGCGATGTACGGCCTGACTGCCGCATCCTCTGCAACGGGTGGATGGAACTCGTCGGCATTCCTGTACGCACCTACTGGCAACCTTGCCAGCGGAAACATCAGCGGCGGCGCAACCGCATACAACGCATGGACTCCTGGCAAGGTGGCGACCGTCACCATTTCCAACGCAAGTCCCGGCGTGGTCACTTACACGGCGCACGGTCTGACGGCGGGTGCGCCATTGTTCCTTGCAACGACGGGCGCACTTCCGTTAGGGCTTTCGGCGGGAACGACTTACTTCGTCAAGACGGTGCTGACCGCAGACACATTCACGGTCGCATCCACGCCTACCGGAGCCGCCATCAACACCAGCAGCGCAGGAGGCGGAACGCACACGCTTCAGACCTGTCCGTGGGTTCGATACGGCAGCGCAACCGCAACCCCGCCCGCCAAGGACGATTGGGCGTACATCGCCAGCGGTTCATACGCACAGAACTTCAACGCGGTTGAAATGGCAGTAGCGCATCCGCTGAATGACACATCGCTCACGTTGTGGCATCGCGTGCGTTTCGGAACCTTCACGGCATCCGGAGGTTCGTTTCAGGCCCGCGCCCGTGCCTATGACGGAGGCCCGGTGTACGCAAGCGGATCGGTGCAAAGCACGCAAGGAGCCGCGTACTCATTCGGGACATATGAGTACTCGTTTAGCGTGACCTCACCAACGGAATACATGCACGCATCATGGAGCGGGGGCGCCGGTGGCGCAGTAGGCCCGTGCGCCATTCACTCGCACACCATTTACTGCAAGCGCAAGGGATGGTCGGTGACGAGTCACGGTTACCTAGCCGGCTACGAGAGCGCAAGCATCAATCAAGTGGCAACCTCAATCGGTTCCACGCTGTTGCAAACACACTTGCAGGAACTGCGCGAACGGCAGATCGCCGCAGGCGGAACCGGTCGCGTCCTCCTTGTCAGTCATAGCGGCATCAACGGAAACGAAACTGCGGAAAACTGGACGGCCTGCCATGTCGCAATTTGGAACACCTACAAAGCAGCGTGGTCTGCGCTTGGCTATCCGGCAACGGATCTTGCAATCGTGTCCTTCGTCGGTGTCCCGGCGAATGCTGCGGACAACAGCAACACCGGGACAGGCGGCAACCTGATCGCCGTTCGCGCTGCCGCAAACCTGCTCCCGAACACGCAACCGGACATGACCGTGATCGACGCAAAGGCCATGATGCCGTACAGCCGCGCCATCGTCGGAATCGGCAACGGTCGTTCGTATTACCAGCGCACGAACAACCTTCCGAACGCCGGATCGGACATCACCGTCCACCTGTCTGGCGGAATCTACACCGGATCGACGCGGGACACCTCTGACGGGTACACCGTCATGGCGCACCAAATCATCAACGCATTGCTGAATAGCGCATGAGGGCGCTGCTGATCGTCCTCCTGCTCGCCGGGTGCAACCCGGTGCAGCGCATCTCGACCCACGCCAACGCCATCCGCACGGAGGCGCAGGCGCTCGAGGAACACGGGCAGGCGACGGGCGACCCCGTGGTCGTGGCGGGCGCACAGCGCATCGACGGCCTCGCGGCGGGCATCCACGACGAGCTGCCCAACGTGACCGCCAAGGTGCCGGCGTGGTTGTCAACGCTGCAATGGTGGGGCATCGCCGTGGCGGTCGTGGCCGTGGCGTTCGTGCTGTGGCAGTCGGGCGCGTTCACGGCCATCCGCATCGCGGTGGGCTGGTTGCCCCGGCGCAAGGTCGCCCAGGCCGAGCTCGCTTTGGATACACTCGACGAATCCCGGCCGGAGTCGGCGCGGGAACTCATCGCCGCGTTGAGGTCTGACCCCGAGGTGGACGCGGCCTATCGCAAGGCGCAGAAGCGCAGGAAGGCAAGCACATGATTCTCGCGGACGCTCTCGGAACGGTTTGGTTCAGTGCGCTGGTGTTCATCGGCGGATTCGTCGCCGGCTGGTACGTGAAGAGCCGGCACGGCGGCAAGTTCAAGTTCTGACCGACACGGCCTCCTCTCGACCGCGGCGCGTGGGTTCGGCTTCGGCCATTCCCCCGCGCCGCGTCATTTCCCAACGCACAACCCCCGGCGCCGTCCGTCGTGGGCGGCCACCGGGGGCTTGAGAGGATGTGCGCTGTGTCAACGGATGCGGAGGCTCGTCCCCCGCGGGAGAAGCGCGCACCCGTCCACCGTCTCGCCCGCCTCCAGCGCGGCGCGGATGGCTTCCTTGTTGGCCTCGACCTTGACGGCCTGGAACCGCGGCGCGAGGGCCGTGGGCTCCACGGCGACCTCGAGCGGCTGCTTGCCGCCGTTGCCGGCGACCGCGAGCTTGAAGCGCGGGGTGTCGAGCTTCAGCTTCCCGGTCGCCTGCATCGCCTCCTTGAGGCGCTCCTTCAGGCGGTCGGCCAGGACATCGTCGGCCTCGGCGAGCTGGCGGATGCGCTGGGCCTCGGCCTTGCGTGCGTCACGGCGCAGCTCGAGGCTGCGGACGAGGCCGGCGTAATCGTCGGCCTTGTCCTCGAGGGCGGCGTCGAGCCCCTCGAGGTGGGAGTTCAGCGCGTCCTGCGCCTCGGCGCAGTCGGCTCCACCCTCGAGGATGGCCTCGAGGATTGCCTCCATCTCGCTCTTGATGGCGTACAGGCTCACGACTTCACCTCCTCTCCGATCACGGCGGCGTCATCGTCGGCGGCCACGGCCCCGCCGATCACGCGCATGATCTCCATCACCCCGTTGACACGGGCGATGTCCAGGCACAGGATGCTCCCGACCGAGTCGTTGCATAGCCCTGCATACTCGGTTACGGTGGTCTTGAGCCACACGGTGCCGTGCTCCCCCGACGCCTGGATGGCAACGGCGTTCCCCCTGTCAACGACGCGCTGGATCGTGAACGCGCCCTCGTACTCCTCGGGGTAGCGGTCGGTTGCCGGCTTGGCGTCCTCCTTGACGGCCGTGGATGCCTTGGGAGCCGTCCGCGCCTTGCGGACGGGCTTGGGGGCGTCCGCGGCGGCCGGCGCGTCCTGGGGCATCGTGGCGGCTTCCGGGGCCGGCAGGGCCGGGATGGGGGCGGCGGCGGGGGGGTTCTCCTGCTGCGCCATCTCCTCGGGGGTGTAGAGGCCCGACAGCTCGGCCGGGAACGCTTTCCGCAACGCCAGCGCCTCGGCGCACTTTGACAGCATGACGGTCGGCATCTTCGGCCACATGCCGGACAGGCTGCCGTCCTTCTTGCGCTGCGCGTACTCGCGGAACAGGGCGACGGCGGTGACCGCCTCCACGAACCCCTTGCGGTACACCCCGACGCGGGCGGCGGCCGGCGGCTCGTCGTGCAGCCACACGTCCGTCCACTGGCCGTCCGTGCCGCAGTACGCGACCGACGTCTGACCAGCGTACTCGCCGCTGCGCTGGGCGACCAGGCGGAACCCGTCGATGCTGACCTGCGTCTGCATCACCTCGCGGCCGGCGCGGCTGTCCCACCGCTTGACGGCGTAGATCTGGCGGGCGAACGGGTCGAGCCCGGTGCGGTCGCAGACGTTGAAGAACAGCTCGAGCTCGTCGCGGGTGGCTCCCGCGCACAGGGTGCGCGACAGCAGGTCGCGCTTCTCGTCATCCAAACGTGCCAATGCAGTCATCGTGATCTCCTCTCGTGAATGCCGCAGCAGGCAACGCGCCTGCCGCTGACGTAGTCAGTATACGCCCCGGTATGGCGTTGTCAAGCCCAGACTTTGACGCGGGTTTCCGCCGTGTCTCCCCACTCCTTGCAGGCCGACAGGATCGCCACCTGGGCATCATCGCAGTAGATCACCCCGGTCATGGCGTCCAGGGCGGCGCGGCACAGCTTGTCCAAATCGGGACGCCCCGGGGACCGGGGTGCGCTCGGCTTCAGGATGCCCTTCGAGGTGTAGTGCGACTTCGGGCGCGGGAACACGAACAGCAGCTCCACGGCCACCACGTCGTTCGTGGCCGGCCCGCCCTCCCACGCATCGCGTGCCGCCAGGGCGAACGACGCCCGGTACGGGCGAACGCGCTCCGATGACTCGAGCAGGACCGTGCGCCCGTTCCGCAGCCTGACGGCGCGCTTGCTGCCTTGGGGTGCCGCGAGTCCCGGCACGGTGAACTCAATCATTCCGCCTCCTGTGGTTCGTCTCTCGCAGCACGTACTCGTTGATCTTCCGCAGCGCCTTCGCCAGCTCGTTCCGCAGGTACACGACCTCCTGCATCAGTTCGATGGTCAAGGGGTCATCCGTTCCGCTGGCGCGCACGCGATCCACGACATCCTCGTCGTGCTCTCCCCTCCCGAACGCGCTCATCCCGACGTCTCGTACATGATGCGTTCGATGTGCGCCGGCAGGATTCGCCGGCAGAGCGCGAGCTCGCCGCGCAGGCGCAGGATCTCGGCGCGTGCCTCGGCTCGCTCGGCGTTCGCCACGTCCCCCATGCCGGCCCATTCGACGCCGAGCCTGTCAACGATGTCGCCGTCCGCGGGGCGGTGCTCCCGCTTGAGGTTGCCGTCAGCCATTGGTGTCCTCCATGTCGTTTCGTTCGATGAGTTTCTTGAGCTGCCACATGGGTCGAAGTTCCGTGTTGTGGCGATAGTGGCAACGCATCGCGAACCCGTAGCCAAAGTCATCGACCGGGGAAATCAGCATCATGGACTTGTGTTCCCACCCCATGAAACGTACTTCGGCCTCGAGCACGTGGGCGAACACCAGGATGTCGGCGCACTGGGAAACGCTGTTGCACTTCAGCAGCAGGTTCAGCGGCTTGCGGCTCGTCTTGACGTCAATGGTGAGGATGCGCTTGGCAACCGTGATGCTGAAGTCGAAGCCGCCGTCGCCGCTCGGCCGGGGGACCAGGTCAGCCGCCAACCCGGACCATTGGCTGAACGCGACCTCGCCCATGACCCCCATCGTGTCCTCGTAGGCCGGGTCGGCAGTCAGGCGCGGCGTGCCGTTCACGCCCGCGGCGGATCGCCGCCCAACGGCATATCTGCGGGCGGCCTGTGGGTCCACGGCAATGCTGATGGAAGCGGCTTCGTTCATTCACTCGCTCCTGCGTCTGGGTTATCAAGTTGCGCCATGCGCGTTGCCAGTCGCCGGCGCTGGTCATCGGTCATGGCGAGGATGGTGGCAATGACCATGTCGATCATCGCATCGCCGCCCTTGTCGGCCGCGTCGTGCGTCGGCCCGAACATCATCTGCATCCGGTCAGTCGGTAGCGCGGGTTCGTCGCTGGTCATGGCTTGGGTTCCGTCCCGAAGCAGTCCCAGCCAAATGACTTCGCGACTTCAATAGCGGCGTCCTCAAGACTCAAATGGTCGTGTGCCGGGTTCGGGCAGAAATCCGTGAAGCCAAGGCAATACTGCTGCCTCGCCTCGTCGCGCTCGGCGCGCAGCCGCTCAATCTCGTCGGCGGCTTCGCGGTTCATCAGTTCCACGCTGCGGTCATTGTGCAGCACGGCGCGCAGCCTGGTCACGATGTCGGGGTCAGCCATTTCGCGGTCCTTTCTTGGTTGCGCCCCTCGCGGCGGCGCGTTGCAGGTCACGGTAGAGTTCCGCGTTGCAGCGGTCGCAGTCAATTGCCTTGCCGTGGGAGTGCGGCGGCAGCTCCGTCATGGTCGAGCGGACCCACCTGCCGTCGCGCCAGAGCATCACGTCAGTTCTCATGGCCGGCCTCCATCCGAACCAGCATGCGCCGTGCGTCGGCGGCATCGCGCATGAGCGTCTCCATCTCGTCGGCGGCCGCGTTCAGGAACGCCGCCTCGCGCCGGCACTCCTTCGCGAAATCAGCGAACCGCGCCGGCTGCCGTTCCGCGGCCTCGAGCTTGCGTTCGGCGCGTGCGCGCAGGCGGCCCACCAGGGATTCGGAGCTCATGGCTGCGCGTCCTTCGGCGCATGGCGCGACCCGTTGACGATGCGGCACACGGTCGCCGGGGAGATGTCGTGCTCCCTGGCGATGTCGGCCTGCCTTACGCCGGCCGCGGACTGCTCGCGGATGCGATCCACGGTTTCTGCGGACAGGCGGATGCGGGAAGTCCTCTTGATCTCGTCGCTCATGCGTTCTCCTTGTTCTTGCGTTCCCAGGCGTCGATCCTCTCCCCGATCTCATCGTCCCGGCCCCTGCCGCTTGAGCTCGTCGCGCACGTGGTACGAGTCAAGCAGCGCGATCACGTCGCCCATCGGGAAGCCGTCAGGCACCGCGTTCGCCTGGACCACCGCGCCGTTGAGCCTGATCTCCACGACCGACCACTCGCTCACGCGCATGAACCGGATCGTGTGCCAGCGGTTGCCGCCCATGTATTCCTCGGCCTGGTCATCCACCCACTCGCAGCGCACCGTCGCGGTGACGGCGTGCTCCGAAAGGTACGCCCATGCGGCGTGCTCCTGCGGGAGCCAGTCGCACATCACGTCGATTTCGTGTTCCTTGCGGATCATCGGGCCTCCCCCGTCCAACGCCACACGCGGATGAGCCGGCCGTGGGTGCTGGGCCTGCGGCTCGGGACCACCTGCCCCGTCCACTCGAACCTGCCGTCGAACACCGACCCGGCGGCGTTGCCGAGGTCGCTGTAGTCCAGGCCATTTTCCGCCATCATCAGCGCGACATCGTCGGCGTTGACGGTGCCCTGGTTCTTCGCGACGAACGCGGCGAACCCTCGTGCCGACGCCAGGAGCTCCGACTTGTTGTTCGCGGCGAGCCACATCCCCATGTCCCGGCGGCGGTTCGCCTCGGCTGCGTCGAACAGGTTCATCGGTCACCTCCCAGCCGGCGGGGGTCCAGGATGCCCGTGTCCCGCAGAACGTATCCCTCGCCGTGGCGGTGCTCGAGGCGCACCCCGAACCATGCGTCTGCCCTGTCAACGACGTGGCTGACCTGCCGGCGCGTGACGCCCCAGCGCCGTGCGAACTCGGCGCGTGTCATCGGCCGGTTCCGCAGGACGCGGACCATCTCGCATATCTGCCGAACGACGCCGGCGGTTCCTCTGCGTGAGGTGGTGGTCACAGGCGCACCTCCGTGTTCCCGTGCTGCTCGAGGAATGCGTCCTCGGCGGCGCACAGCTCGTCGGTGGCCGCGTACAGCTCCTGCACGTTGTCGGCGTCGCAGGTCGCCATGCGCTCGGTGGCGCGGATCATGCGGTGCGCGGTGGGGGTGTTGATCTGCTGGGCGCAGGTCAGGAACAGGTCGCCGGGTCGGCGCCGGATGGTTTCATCTGCCAGGGCTGCGTTCAGGGTGATGCGGACGTGCATTGCGGTTTCCTCTCGATCTGCACTTCGGCCCTGATGGCACGCGCCATCCGTGGCCGAGCGGGTTGTGTATGCGCGTATAGATCGGCTGTCAAGACCGAGATCGTTAGAAAATCTTGGGAATATTTCTTACGGCGTGAAATGGGGGTACGGCGGCGTATGGTGCGGCCGTGGCGACCAAGGCCCGTCCCGTGCCGACGTTGATCCCGCAGCGCGGGGGGGACACGCCGCTGCCCTGGTCGGTCACCGCCGAGAGCCGCAACATCCACACGGTCACGCTCGACGGCTCGAGCCGCGTCGGGGAATGGATGTTCCTGCTGACGAGCGACCGCCACCACGACAACCCGCACGCGGACCACGAACTCGAGCGCAAGCACCTTGAGCAGGCCGTCGAGCGCAAGGCCGGCATACTGGATTTCGGGGACAACGGCTGCCTGATGGAAGGGCGTCACGACCCACGGCGGGCTCGCCGCGGCGTGCGCGAGGAGCACCTCCTCGCCCCGGACTACCTCGACAGCGTGATCCGCCACGCGGCCGACTTCTACGGCCCGTACTCGCGGAACTTCGTGGTGATCGCCA